GGCTCACCAACTCCGACACACGAAAGGCGTGCCGATAAGCCGTAAGTATCAGGGCCGCGTCCCTTGTGCGATGCCGCCCGACGGTCTTCGCGGCCTTCATAAGCCGCAAGATTTCCTCGGCGGTGAGATGCTCGCGAACCCGCAGCTCGTCGTTCTTTCGACGGCCCGGCGGCTTTCGGCTTTTCGGTGGCTGGTGTAGTTTGACGACGTTGTTGTTCATGGCGGGTTTAGCGGCATTTTCGCGGCCAACTTTCGCCTAAGGGGCTATTTTACCGAAAGTCAGGCCGCCCCGGCCGTCGCCAGATATTATGAGTCCACGCACTCACGGGGTAAGCTTAAGGCGGGCACCAGCGGAGGGCCAATCATGAGACGCAATCCAGGTCCTTTGCGGCCTGTCGATCGACGCAAGCTCGTCATGGATAGGATCGAGCGCGAAGCGCGCTCGATGGCTTCGGAGGGGGCGATGCGGGGCGCGATGGGCCGCGAGAAACCGGGCGTTTTGAGCTTGAGTAAACCTGCCACACCCCCGGCTAGAGGCACGCCGGGGCAGGCGCGGAAATAGCCGAGACGCGCGGGCCGGCCGGGGCCGGCCCAGGGTTATCTGAGCCCTAAAAAGGGCGCGACCCTCATCAATGTGCGGCGCCTGGGCGTAGCGGTGCATTGAACTTGCGCTTGAGATAGCCCTGGAAAAATTCCGTGAGCCAAGGTCGGCTCGACATCCAGACCGTCCTCATCATAGGAGCTTACCCGCGGGCCGTAGCCCGTAATAACGGCGTCGGCATTGCGCAGTAGCGGCGCCCTGATCAGAGCGGCACGGCCGTCGATCGTGGCTCCGCACAGCATGGCCCATTCCTCGCGGTCCTCGTAATCGCTAACCTGGCGGTTGCCGCGGGCCCTTTCCTCTTCGGGCGTAAAGGTCCGGATCCACATCTCGGAGGTCAGCGCCACCGCGACAGGCTGCATCCCGTCATCGCGGCAGCGCGCCCCGAGCATACGCATGAGCGCGAATCTCTGCTTGGTGTCGTTGAAGGCGTCGCCGACTGCTAGAGCCATCACCGTCATTTCCAACGGCTCGCCGTCTGTCTTCGGCAATGAGGCGACGAATAGCGCCGGCGTAATGTTGTACTCGCCAGGCTCGGGGAAATCGAGCTTGGTGAACCATTCGCGGAACTGCCCGTCGGAAATGAGCGCTTGTGCTAGCTCGTCGTCGGTCACGGCCCGCAGTCTAAAGCTTTCCCCCCCGCTTAGTCCCCCAGCAACTGCGCCTTGAGCCGCGCCACCGCCTGGGTGCGTAGCTGGCAGACGCGGGATTCCGTTATACCTAGCTCAGTACCAACTTCTAGCAGCGTCGCGCCGTCGAAGAACGTCCTCTGGACGATCAGCTGTTCCCGTTCCGGCAGCTTGGCGATCGCCTTGTGCACCGCGCCCTGAAACCCTTGCCTCTCCAGCGCCTCGTCCGGAGGGGGTGGGCTCTGGGTGAGCCCCTCCGTCACACCGTGGATTTGTTCCGCGTGGTCCTCGCCGTCGCTGCTGAATACGTGCTGGCAGGTGGTATCGAGCAGCACCTTGCGGTAAGCGGTCAGCGTGAGGCCCATGCGCTCGGCAATCTCGGATTCGCGTGCCGGGCGGCGCTCCGCGACCTCGATGGCGCGCATCGCTTTAGAAATGTCTCTTCCGGCGCGGTGAACCGAGCGCGGCGTCCAGTCGCCTTCGCGCACCGAGTCCAGCATCGCGCCCCGAATGCGGCGGCCCACGAAGGTCTCGAAGCAGGCGCCGCCCTCGGCAGTAAATCGCGGCGCGGCTTCGATAAGTCCCTCCATTCCGGACTGCTCCAGATCGGCTAGATCAACTGAGTGTGGCAGCCGCCACTTTAGCGCGTGCGCGATTAGGCGCACGAGTGGCCGGTATTCCTCAACCAAAGCGTCATTCGCTTGTCGCACGCTCTCCCGGTGCGGCGAGCGTGCCAAACACCAGATCCGTGCCCCGCTCACGTCCTTGTGCGCGAGGCGCCGGAAACGCGGCCGGTCGGGAGGAAGGGGGACCGGTCGCGCGTTTTAGATATCGGCCAGGGGCCGTGAGCGGTGAGGGGGGGTGCCGTTTAACGGCTGTCGAACGGCATCCACTTAGGCTGCATATCCCGCCGGTCCAGCCCCCGCTCTCGGTCTAGCACCTGCTTGACGATCCTCTCGACGGATTTCTCCCGCCCACGAGGATGGCACGAGTAACACACCCCGCTCCGCAGGTCGGCTTCCCAGACGCGGCGGCGGCATTGGATCGGCGGCTCTCTTGCGGTCACCAGTATCCACAGCGAGCATTGCGCCATGGGCCAAATTATAAGGCGCGCTAAAGCGTTGCGCGGCCGGGCCGTTAAATGGGGTGGGGAGAGATCCCTTCACCAGCCCCCCGAAAAGCCCGCCCTCGCGGGTATTTTTTTGCCCGCAGTCCGGAGACCTCATGAGCGAGACGATTTACGAGATGCTGATGCGCCACGAGGGCGTCAAGCGCAAACCGTATCGGGACACGATGGGGAAGCTCACGATCGGCTGCGGACGCAACCTCGAGGATACCGGCATTAGCGAAGATGAGGCGTTTCAGCTCCTTCACACCGACGTGAACCGCGCGCGCCGAGGCCTCGACAAATACCTGCCGTGGTGGAGCGCGCAACCGGATCCCGTGCGCCTGGTGCTGCAAAACATGGCGTTTCAGCTCGGCGTCAAAGGGCTCCTCGAGTTCAACCAGACCCTGGCCGCGTTACGGCGGCGGGATTATCCGGCCGCCGCGAAAGAGATGCTCGATAGCCTCTGGGCAAGACAGACGCCCAAGCGCGCCCAGGAGCTGGCCGAGATCGTGGCCGTTGTACTGGCTTAGGGCGTGCTACGCCCTTTGGGGTCCAGGGACGGACCCGCCTTTCTCTAATTTTTGAGGTTTTTCCTATGACATCCTTCATCTTCCTGTTTTTCGGCGTCCTGCTCGTCGCAGGCGTCTTCAGCATGGCGAAAATCCAACGCCAGCAGCTGCTCGAGGCGCGCGCGAAGAAAGCGCAAGGCTACGCGGCTGAGCGCGCGAGACTAGCGCGCCTCGAAGCGTACCGCGCTAAATGTTTCCGGCCAGACGGCGACTAGCTCCATGCCACCGATTGCCGTTGATCTGCCGCCCAACCTCCTGCTGGCGACACCCTCGCCGCCGCCTGGGATCGTGGAGATGCTACAGCGAGACGAAGGGCTACGCCTGAAGTTGTACCGGGATACTCGCGGCAACTGGTCAATCGGTTATGGGCGCAATCTCCACGCGCGCGGTTTGAACAAGGAAGAAGCGCTGCTCCTGATGCAAAACGACATCCTCGCCTGCCAGGGCGATCTCGATGCTCATATCGGGTGGTGGCGCTTGCTGAGCGCACCCAGGCAGCTCGCGATGCTGTCGCTTTGCTACAACCTCGGTATCTACGGCCTCAAGGAGTTCAAGGACGCGTTGGCCGCGACAGAGGCCGGACACTATCAGGAGGCCGCTCGCGAATTCTTGGACTCGAAATGGGCGCGACAAGTGGGCTACCGGGCGCGCCGGATCGCGCACCTGATTGAGCACGATAGGGCACCGTGATGGATCCGTGGCCGACGGGCTGGTGAACGCGAGAGGCCGCGTGATCTGGCGCGGCTTTGAAATCCTGCTCGGCCTCCTGCTCATCCCCGTCGCTTTATTTTTTTACCTGTGGAGTTTCCGAATGAAAGAACGCAAAGACGCAGCCTGGAAGCGGGCCGCGGCAAAGTGGCTGGAAGCGGAGAAGCTGATGGATACGGCCAAGGCCTCGATCCGCGCGCTCGCCGGGGAGGAATCCTGCTACGGCGGCGGAGTGAAACACCTGTACAACCTCAAGGCCGGCAACGTCCAGTACAAACAGATCCCCGAGCTCCGCGGCGTTGACCTCGACCAGTATCGCAGGCCTGGGCATTTCGAGTCGCGGGTGAGTGCGATATGAAAACGTTTCTTGTATTGCTGGCAGCGTTGCCGGCGTTTGTGTCCGCCGCTGAGCCCGCCGAGACGGAGCCCCCGGCTACAAGCATGCCGGGGCAGGCTTATGCGTGCGGCTACGTGGAAGGCGGCCGCGACGGAGTCGTCACGGTCATGGTCGAGCCCGCGGGCACGGACGTGCGCTGCAAAATTGACGTGCGGGGTGAGGTGGCTGCGCTGCTCAAGGTGGAGGTCACGTTCGCCCCCACCGAGCCAAGACCTTGAAAGGCGCGGGACTCTTGCTCTTGGTGCTCTCTGCCGGTGGGCCCCCGGCATGCTGCTAGCCGGGGCAGGCGCCGGAAGGGTGCGCCGATGAGCGCCGATGCACGGACGCGGAGATCATCCGGTTGAATATCCAGCCTCCGCGCGAAAAACCCCCGCATTGCAATTGGTATGACGATGGGGATCCCGTGGCTGAATTCGTCAGGCGGCCGGCGAATTGTGGGGCCTAGCAGGCTTTGGCGATCCGCCGCGGAAAATGCGCGCCAAGCTTCTGCACGTCGTGCGCTATCTGGCGGCGCGGGACGAGGACCGGAATTCGCTTTTATGAGTACGCCGGTCATCGGACAGATCACCGACCGGCCGATCGAAGGATTGATCCCCTACGCGCGCAACGCGCGCACGCATAGCGATGCGCAAGTTGCGCAGATTGCCGCCTCGATCCGGGAGTTCGGATTCACCAATCCGGTGCTTGTCGATGGCGCGAACGGGATCATCGCCGGTCACGGCCGGGTGTTAGCGGCGCGTAAGCTCGGGCTTACGACGGTGCCGTGCATCGAGCTCAGTCACCTCAACGAGACGCAGCGTAGAGCCTATATCCTCGCGGACAACAAGCTCGCGCTGAACGCGGGGTGGGATGAAGAGTTGCTGGGCCTGGAGCTGCAACAGCTCCAGGCCGACGATTTCGATGTGAGCCTCGCGGGGTTCGGCGCCGAGGAGCTCGCTGCGCTGCTTGCCGACAAGACCGAAGGCCTGACTGACCCCGATGAGGTGCCGGAGGCGCCCACCGAGCCGGCGACCGTGTTGGGCGATGTGTGGGTGCTCGGGCGGCATCGGGTGATGTGCGGTGACTCTACGTCGTTTGATGCCGTTGAGCGGCTAATGTGTGGCGAGAAGCCAGCCGCAGTGATTACCGACCCACCGTACAACGTAGATATAAATTACGGTGAGAGCTCGACCGACTCGAAGACGGTGGAGGATTATGAGGACTTCACGCGCTCGTGGTTTCATATCGCACGGACCATAAGCGACCAGGTGCTTCTTACCCCGGGCACCGGCCGCGGGTTGGGCATGCCAAACCTGCACCTTTGGTTTGAAATACAAAAGCCAGGCTGGATCCTGATCTGGGTTAAGAAGAACACGGTCGGTCATTCATCCCTCGGCGGGTTCAATGCGTGGGAACCGATTTATTTCTACGGCAAGCCGAAGAAAAAGATCGGCCAAGACATTTACGACATACCGCTCACGGTACAGTCTGATGTCGCCGACAAGGACGGCAACAAACTGCACCCAACACCAAAGCAGGTCAAGCTGTGGGCGGCTATGGTGGAAGACTTCACGGATGCTGGCGACCTGTTGTTCGAGCCTTTCTCTGGCTCTGGGACCACGTTGGTGGCTTGCGAGAAGACGGGGCGCCGCTGCTACGCGCTAGAACTTGAGCCAAAGTATTGCGACGTCGCCGTGCGCCGCTGGCAGAACTTCACGGGCCAACAAGCCACCCTCGAAGCCGACGGCCGGACCTTCGACGAGATAGCCGCCTCCCGTGGCCCGCCCAACTAAATACCGCAGCGATTTCCCCGACCGTGCGCTCGGGATCCTGCGCAACGGCGCCTCGCTTTGCGAGGTCGCGGCCGAGCTCGGGATCTCGGAGGAGACGATCCACGTCTGGAAGCGCGACGGCAAGCACAAGCCGTTCACCGAAGCGCTCGCCGCGGGCACAGCGCTGGCGCAGGCCTGGTGGGAAAAGCTAGGCCGGGCTGGGGCCGCAGGCAAGGTCGATGTTCAGCCGGCACTGTGGATATTTACGATGAAAAACCGCTTCGACTGGACCGACAAGCGCGAAACCGAAGTCACCGGCAAGGGCGGCGGGCCGATCGCGATTACCTGGCCGCTGCCTAAGACCGAGCTCGATGCTTGATCTACGCACCGCGCCCACACTTCCTGCCGTTCCACTTGCGGCGCGAGCGGTGGGCTGCGCTCGTCTGTCACCGCCGGGCCGGCAAAACCGTCGCATCGGTCAATGAGCTGCTGACCCGCGCGCTCGCATCGCAAAAGCCCGATCCTCGCTTCGGCTACCTGGCCCCGTTCTATGGCCAGGCCAAACAGATCGCATGGGATTACCTGAAAGGCTACGGCGATCAGGTCATCCGTAAGGTCTCTGAATCGGAGCTCTCGGTCGAGGTGCTGAACGGCGCCCGGATCCGGCTCTACGGCGCGGATAACCCGGATTCACTTCGCGGGATCTACCTTGACGGGGCAGTCCTCGATGAGCCCGAAGATATGCGCCCCTCGATCTGGGGATCGGTCATCCGGCCGGCGCTCGCCGACCGCAAGGGCTGGGCCGCGTTCATCGGTACTGCAAAGGGACACGGCTCGTTTTACCAGATCCACGAACAGGCCAAGGCGTCGCCCGAGTGGTTTTCGTTTCTTCTCAAGGCATCGGAAAGCGGGATCATCCCCGAAGCCGAGCTCGCGGACGCACGCAAGACAATGACGGCCGATGAGTACGCCCAGGAATTCGAGTGCTCCTTCGAGGCCGCCATCCAAGGGGCGATCTACGCCAAGGAATTGCAGGCGGCGCGCGAGGCGAAGCGTATCGGGCGGGTGCCTTACGATCCGGTGCTGCCCGTGCATACGGCCTGGGATCTGGGCGTCGGCGACGCTACCGCGATCTGGTTCATCCAGCTCTTAGGCCAGGAGGCGCGGCTGATCGACTATTACGAGGCCTCTGGCGAAGGTCTGCCCCATTACGCCAAGGTGCTCCAAGACCGCGGCTATGTCTACGGCCGACACTGCGCCCCGCACGACATCGCAGTGCGCGAATTGGGGTCGGGCCGCTCGCGTATCGAGGTCGCCGCCAGCCTCGGGATCAAATTCGAGATCGCGCCCGCCGTGCCCCTCGAGGACGGTATCCACGCCGCCCGGCTTTGGCTCGGGCGCTGCTGGTTCGATGAGACCAAGTGCAAGGCCGGACTCGAAGCGTTACAGCATTATCGTTGGGACTACAACGACCGGCTGGGCGAGTTCAAATCGACGCCGGTAAAGTACTGGGCCGGGCATTGCGCCGACAGTTTTAGATATGCAGCACTGGCGCTGAAAGACAAGCCGCACACGGTCAAGAAGCCGTCCCGCGAGAATTACGCGGGGCCGGGGGCGTGGATGCGCTGAAGGTCGCGGCATTCCACATTCGCCCACATGGTAGTTCGCCAGGAAGCATCCCCGACATTCTAACAAGCAATAGGAGAGCAGCTATCACAACGATTGCCTGGGACGGCAAGACGCTGGCTGCGGATACGCTGGCGCAGACCTCGGTCAACCTCAAAGCGCGCAAGCTCCACCGGCTTTCCAATGGGGCCATGTTCGGGGCAGCGGGATCGTGCCAAGAAATCGCCGCGGTGTTGGCCTGGCTCAATGGCGGTGAGAAGCCGTCCGATCTGGATGTCTTCGAGGGGCTGATCATCGAGAAGCACGGCGCCGAGAGGCTCGGCGAGCGGCTGATGCGCCTGCCGGTCTTCGAGGCGTTTTGGTCAATCGGTTCGGGCTCGCACTTCGCCATCGCCGCGATGGCCTGCGGCAAGAGCGCCGTTGAAGCCGTGCGCCTGGCCGCGCGCTTCGACCCCTACACCGGCGGGCGCGTTGAATCCATGAAATTAGGAACAAAATGAGCAAGGACGAAACCAAGGACGACACGCTTCTCGAAGAAGCCCGCGAGCGCTTCAAAGCCGCCTCCGACGCCGAGTCGCAGTTCAGAGTCGACGCCCTCGATGATCTCCGCTTCCTCGCACTCGATCAATGGCCGGAAGCCCTCAAGCGTGCGCGCGAGAATGATCCCAACGGCGCCCGCCCGTGCCTTGTGTTGGACAAATGCCAGCAGCACGTGCGCCAGATCGTCAACGACATGCGCCAGAATCGCCCGGCCATCAAGGTCCGGCCGGTCGATGACTCGGCCGACAAGGACACCGCCGAGGTGTTCTCAGGTTTAATCCGGCACATCGAGAATCGCTCCGGAGCCGAGGTCGCGTACCTTACGGCCGGCGAGTACGCCGCCTCGATCGGCCGCGGCTATTTTCGCATCCTGACCGAGTACGAACACGAGCATAGCTTCCATCAAGAAATCAAGATCGCACGCATCCATAATTCTTTCTCGGTGTACTTCGATAACTACTCGACCGAGCTCGACGGCTCCGACGCCGATTGGTGCTCCATCACGGATCTGTTGCCCACCAAGTTATTTAAGCGGACATGGCCCGACGCCGAGCCCGTCGATATCGAGCACGCCGGCGTCGGAGATCTCCTCGAGTGGTATCAAGAGGATTCCATCCGCGTCGCCGAGTACTTCTATCGCGTCGCCAAGCCCGAGCCGCTGTTATTGCTGGCTGACGGGACGACCGCCTGGGGCGATGAATACGAGCGCGCTTTACAGAACGGCATAGAGCCCGTGCCGGTGGTCCAGGAGCGCCAGGCGCAACGCCGCCGCGTGCAGTGGTGCAAGCATACGGGGAGCGAAATCCTCGAGCGTCGCGAATTCCCAAGCTCTTACATCCCGGTCATCCCGGTGTACGGAAACCAGTATTGGTTAGAGGGCGAGCGGCGGATCTTCGGTTCCGTGCGGGCCGCGAAGGACCCGCAGCGGGCCTATAACTACACGGCCTCAAACGCCATCGAGCTGAATGCACTGTCGCCGCGAGCGCCCTACATCGGCGCGGCCGGCCAGTTCGAGGGCTACGAGGACAAGTGGGGCTCGGCTAACACCGAGAATTATGCCTATCTCGAATACAAGGAGCTTTCGGTCGCAGGCGTGGCCGTCCCACCGCCGCAACGCACGGCCTTCGCCGGGTTCCAGGCGGGCGCGGCTCAACTATGGCAGCTTGCCGAGCACGACGTGCAAGCGGCGTTCGGCCAGTACAACGCGAGCCTCGGCGAGGCGAGTAACGAGAAATCCGGGGTTGCCATCCGCCAGCGGCAGATGGAATCCGACATGGCGAATAGCCACTACATGCATAACCTCGCGCGCTCCATCGAGCACGCCGGGTTCATTTTGGTCGAGATGATCCCCAAGGTCTACGACACTCGCCGCACGCTCCGGATCATAGGCGAGGATGGCACCGCCGATCAGGCGGTGATTGATCCGTCAATTCCTGACGCTGTACAGCAGGACACGCAAGGCCAAGGCGGCAAGGCGCAAAGCATCTTCAACCTCAACGTCGGCCGCTACGACGTCGCGGTGACGGTGGGGCCCGGCTATTCGACCCGCCGTCAAGAGGCGGCCGAGGGCATCGTGCAGATGGCGCAGGCCAATCCGCAAATGATGCAGCTCGCCGGGGACCTGGTGATCCGCAATCAGGATTGGCCGGGTGCCGAGCAGATCGCGGACAGGCTCAAGCGCGCCATCCCGCCCGAGATCCGGGGCGCCGAGGAAGGCGAGCCGGGCGCTGATATACCACCCGAGACACAGGCCCAGATGCAGCAGATGCAGGCCCAGTACGAGCAGCAACTCGCGCAGGCCCAGGAACAAATGCAGGCGATGGGCGCGGAATTGGAGAAGGCGCAGGCCAGTGCCGCCGACACCGACGTCAAGGGCGCCGAGATCGAGATTAAGCGCTTCGAGGCGCAAAGCAAGCGCATGGAGCTCGACATCAAGGCCAGGGAAGCGGACGCGCAGATCGCGCACACCGACGCCCAGACGGCCCAGATTGAGGGCCCGAACGAGATCCTGGCGAGCCTCATTCAGGCCAGCCAGGGCATGGCCGAGACCGTGGCGGCGCTTGCGCAGGCCGCGGCGGGAATGAACGCGCCGAAGCGAATCGAGCTCGTGCGGGATGCACAAGGGCGCGCCGCGGGTGCGGTGATGGTGCCGGAGGCCGGCTGATGGCGCTGCCGGTCTTTGAAAGTGTCGGCACGTTTGGAGCGTCGCTGGGCAATGTCACGCCCGGTATGCCGGCAAGCGTCGCTGTCGGCGATTTACTGCTCCTCCTCGTAGAATCCGCGAACGAGGCTATCACTGCCCCGTCTGGTTGGACCGAGGTCACCAATTCACCGCAGAGCACGGGCACGCCAGCCGCTGCCGGCGGTGTGCGCCTCGGCGTTTTCTGGCGCATAGCGACGGGGTCGGACGCAGTGACCGTGACCGACACCGGCGACCATACCGTCGCCGTCGTCGCTCGGTTCACCGGGGCGCACGGAACCACCCCGATCCACGTGACCGCTGGGGATGTGCTGGCCATCGCCGGCACTACGGTTATCTGCCCCTCCGTTACGACCTCTATCGCCGACTGCCTGATTGTCAATGCTGTCGGCACCGACCGCGACATAAACTCAACGACGTATTTCTCTGCTTGGACAAACGCCCTTCTCTCGGATGTCACCGAGCGACAGGACCAAACGTCGAGCCTCGGCGCAGGCGGTGGGCTTGGTGCGTCCACTGGCGGGCTGGCTACAGCAGGCGTCGCCGGTGCGACGACGGTAACGCAGGCGACCTCCGTGACCGCGGCGATGATTACGCTGGCGATAGCGCCGGTGGCGGCGGGTGCTGCCCGTCAGCAAACCCTGACCTTATTAGGACTAGGAGCTTAGAGCATGGCCGATAATTTAACCGCCGACCCCGGAACTGGCGGCGGCGTCTTTGCAACCGACGATATTACGGGCGTTCACTGGCCGTTTGCCAAGCTCGCCTTCGGCCCGAGGGATACCGCCAACGAGGTCGATGACGCGTCGGCCAAACGCCTGCCGGTCAAGGTAGGCGATGCCCTCCCCGCCGGAACGAACAACATCGGGGATGTGGATGTCCTCACGCTCCCGGCACTACCGGCGGGCACGAACAACATCGGGGACGTGGACGTGCTCACGCTCCCAGCCCTGCCCGCCGGGACCAACAACATCGGGGATGTTGACGTTCTAACGATCGCCGCGGGGGACAACAACATCGGCAACGTGGACGTTGTGTCTCTTCCTGCCCTGGTTGCGGGCACCGCCAATATTGGCGACGTGGACGTTCTGACCTTACCGGCGCTCGTGGCCGGGACGGCCAACATCGGCGATGTCGATGTCCTCACGCTCCCAGCCCTCCCCGCCGGGACCAACAACATCGGCGATGTTGATGTTCTGACCCTTCCGGCGCTTGTGGCTGGAACGGCCAACATCGGCGATGTGGACGTGCTCACGCTGCCCGCACTCCCCACGGGGACCAATTCAATCGGCCGGGTGAATCCCGAGCCGCAGACGGCGAACGGGCTGACCATCTCGCGGGTGCTGAGCGCGGCCTCGACCAATGCGACATCCGTTAAGGCAAGCGCGGGCCAGGTCTATACGGTCTACGCGCACAATATCAACGCCGCCGTGCGCTACCTGAAGCTTTACAACAAGGCCAGTGCGCCAACCGTGGGGACAGATACCCCGGTCCTGACCATCCCTATTCCTGGCAACACCGCGGGCGCTGGCGCGGTGCTTGACACCGGCGGCATGGGCATAGCCTTCGGGACTGGGATTGCGCTCGCGATCACTACGGGAGTTGCCGACGCGGATACCGGCGCGGTAAGCAGCCAACGAAATCGTGATCAACCTACTCTATAAGTAGGGATCGATGATCCTCACCCATCTCGTCCTGTTCTCGTTCCTCGCCGGGGCGAGCCCGGCGGATGCGGCGGCCCCGGCGGTCGCCGAGACCTATTCGGGTGGGCACGTACGTGCGCCGGCGAGAAGCCGGCGGGAAACGGAGTGGGCGCGCGAGGAAAGCGCAAGCGCGCGCGAAGCCAGGATCCACGCCGAACGGGTGCGGATGGGCATTTTGCCGCCCGATGAGCAGAAACCAGCCGCATTAGAAGCCGCTGACGCGACGATCGAGGGGGTACCCTCACCCCTACTACCCTCTGAAACGCTGGACCCGGCCTTGGCCGAGGCCTTGGCCGAAATGGTCACCTCGGCGTATCTCGATGCCGAGATTACACGCTTTTTCGCGCTTCAAGACGAAGACGACGCCGCGGTATTACTGTTGGCGATTGCGACGCTGCACTGAATTTTAAATAGAGGGATAACCCCATGGATTTGATCTCACTTATCGTGGTTTTGATCGTCATCGGCGTGCTGCTGTGGCTCGTCAATACGTATATGCCGATGGATGCGACCGTCAAGCAGATTTTGAACGCCGTCGTGATAATCGCTCTCGTCTTGTGGCTCTTGTCCCTATTCATCGGGCCGCTGCCGAATATTCACGTCGGGCGCTAACCGATTTAGATTTCGCGGCCCCCGGCTTTCGCCGGGGCAGGCTAGGCCGTGCGTACCGGATAGCCGCAAGCGTGCGGCGCACGCCCTGGCGGGAAGGTTTTACGCGGGGCGGCTGGATGTGCGCTTTCCTATCCCCAACAACCGGACACCTGCCCGCTACAGCGCTTGCGCCCTTAATTTCAAAGTATAGCTTGATTAACCCCCTATCCGTGGGGCTTCACGGAGCCACCCGCCGAGTGCGGGTTTTTTTTCGCCTACCGCTGGGCTAACAGCGGGCAATCATCGCCGTGAGGCGAGGAGATCCCATTGATGGATGAGAACACACCTGTTGCTGAACAGGGCTTAGAGGCCGACGACACATTACCCGCAGCCGAGGCCGCCGCGGCGCCCGAAGTCGATCCCCGCATTCGCGAGGAGGGCGAGACCCCTGACACCCCCGAGGAACCCGGTGCAAAACCCGCCGAGAAACCCGACGGCGTTCAGAAGCGCATCGACGAGCTAACACGCCGACGCTATGAAGCGGAGCGCGAAGCGGCTTTCTGGAGAGGTAAGGCCGAGGGCGGTGTAAAGCCTAGCGATACACCCGACACCGAAGCCAAGCCCAAACAAGAGGCATACGACTCGTACGAATCGTACATCGAAGCCGTCACCGACTGGAAATTATCCGAGCGACTCAACATCGAGCGGGCGCGCATGCAGCAGGAGTCGCAGGCGCAGACAGTCGCACAAGGCTTTGATGCGCAGGTCCAGACCGCGCGGGCAAAGCACGCCGATTTCGATACCGTGGTCTACAACGAGGATCTCCGGATCTCCGAGACCATGCGGGACGCCATGCTCCATTCGGAGAACGGCGCCTCGCTCGCCTATCACCTGGGGACACACCCCGAGGAGGCGGCGCGGATATCGGGCCTGCCGCCGATGGTGCAGGTCATGGCCATGGGGCGGCTGCAAGCCAAGCTCGAAGCCAAGGCCGCACCAGCGGCGCCAGCACCCTCAAACGCTCCCGCGCCCATCACCCCTGTGAGGGCCAGCGCCCCGTCCACAACGACCGGACTGCGCGAGGACCTGCCGATTGGAGATTGGATGCGGCGCCGAACCGCCGAGCTTCGTAAGCGTTAGCCAGTAACAAGGAATGCGAGAAGAACCGCCGCGAGGCGGTTTTTTTTCGCCTGTTTTTCACCCGCCAGCGTCGGGAGACGCCGGCTTTCCCATTGATGGAGATTTAACCAGTGGCTAATACTATTCTTACGCCCACCGCGGTCACGCGCGAGGCGCTCAGAGTGCTGCATCAGAAGTGCAACTTCATAGGCTCAATCAATCGTCAGTACGACGACTCTTTCGCCAAGTCCGGCGCCAAGATCGGCGACAGCTTAAAGATCCGGCTCCCTAACGAGTACACGGTCCGCTCCGGCGCGGTCCTCGATGTGCAGGACACCACCGAGACCTCGACCACTTTGCAGATCGCAACGCAGAAGGGCGTCGACCTCAATTTCACCAGCGTTGATCTGACCCTGAGCTTGGATGACTTTTCCAAGCGCATTCTCGAGCCCGCAATGTCGGTCCTGGCCGCCGCGATCGAGTCCGACGTGATGAATGTTTATAAGAGCGTTCCATATCAGGTCGATAATATCGATGCGGCGGCGACCTTCGCGAAGCTCCTCGCCGGCCGCAAGATCCTCAACGACAACCTGGCCCCCTACAACGCGCGTACCGCGAACCTGACGACTCAG